AATGCTTTAAGCCACGATTCTATTTGAGCTACTCTCTTTTGGAGCATTAGATACTCATTGATCGCTTTAGCTTCAGGTATATCTAAGCCTTCGAGCGTCCCTTCGTCGACGATTGGCTGCCCTGTTTCCGTAAACCTGTCGGGTTTCCAGCCTTTCTCGATGAGACGTTCACCGATTTGCTTGCGACTACCTGGGTTGAACTCTTCGACTTTGTCCTTGAGTTTCTTACCTGTTTTGTCGGAGATTCTTTCGGTGACTCTCGTAGGGAAAATGCTTTGTAACGACACTTCAATAGTAGCAAGCTTACTTTGTAATTCAGATAAAAGGATTGTAGCTTTTCTTTCATCCAACTTAAAACCGTTACGTTCTTGCTTTGCGATAATCGCTTGGACTTTGTGTTCAAGGTCTATGCTCCTCTGTTCAAACTTCTGTTGTTTTAATTCGTTAATCAAATGGTAATACAACTTCTCTGTTACTAAAGTATCCTGTATACAGTACGTCTCCATCTCTGAAGTAATACCACCATCCCAGTCACTGAACTCACCCTTCGGAAAACCTAGACGTTCGCCCCATGCTGATAGCTTATGTCCTCCCACCAGGCTTGGACTTAGTAGTCTGCTTAACACGAGCGTGTCGCACACTTGGCTCGGCTTCATCGTAACACTCCAGATCTTTCTCAGTACTGGGGCATCGAAGCTTATTCCGTTGTGCATTATAATCAAATCGCAATTGTCCAAATACTTTTGTAATCCGTTTGCTTCCTTCCATGATACGACTGCTCCTGTCTCGATGTCTCTAGTGACTGCTAACCATATCTTATTGTGCTGACTGTTCGTCTCTATGTCCAGTACTACTTTCATTTAATTCCCTTAGTCGTTTAATTGCTTCTTGAATAAGACCACACTCTTTAGCTGCGTAAGGATTACCGTACCTCTGGTCCAATACCTCAATCAATTCTTCAGTCGTCATTTTTCATTAACCTTTCTAACACTTTTAGTTTCTCATCATCAGTCATAACATACCATGTACTGATCTCTTCCTTAGTTCTACCACAATCATTACATTGTAGAATTGTAATGTCGTAAGTACATTTACCTATACAAGGTGACTTAACCATATCTGTCTTCCATCTCCATAAGTTATTCCAATTAGGTAGGTGCAGTGGTGGACACTTCCATACCACTATGTATTCCTCCAGTACCTATCATTAGGGTTAGCTTGCATTGACTTTATCAATTCATCTACTGACCTGAACCACTGGTCGATTCGCATGCCGTCCTTTGTAGTAATAGTGAAACTCAAATTGGTACTCCTTGTCTAATCCTATTAGGATGTGCTTGCTCTAACCAGAAGCATCTTACATCGCCATTGATATCACGTGCAAGAAACCCCTTCCATACTGTGTGCGTAGTGCTGAAGTCATGACAGTCCAGGAATTGTATGTCATAGTATATCTTCATCATGTAAGCGCCCACTAACAAACTACAAATAATAATGCAGCTTCGAATAAACATAGCTTATGAACCCCACTATATAGATAACAACTGCAACACCTTCTACCAGTACCAGTGGTGTATCATGCTGCAGTCTACCTGCCACTGTCCACATGATAGAACCCAGTAGACTAAAGATAATGTTGGCAGGATACAGATTAAAACTTGTTAGTGCAATACCCAACAAGCATAGTGTAGTACCCGCCCACTTAAGTAGTATTAACTGCAGATCACTACATTGGGGCATACGGTACATGTCGTAACCTTTCCATCTGGAGTTATGATTGTGGTAGTCTGGCAAGCCATGCTAATATTATACACCATTGTTAGTGTTAGTGCAAGGATAATCTTTTTCATAGTGAACTTTCTTCAGGTGGTAATTCATTCATACGTCCAGTGTTACGACTATATAGCAGACGACAAGCAAGCCCAGTAAGACCAGAGAAACGATTCTTGAGAACTCGAACATAAGTAGTATTCCTTTCATTAGTATCTTCATGCTGTCCATTACGCTCTAAACCTATCACCATGTCACTTAGCTGAGCAATACTACCTGACCCACGTAGCTGAGCTAATGACGTTGCTGCGCCTTCCTCATGCCCCTTAGATTCAGGACGCTTGAGGTGAGAGACAATAAACAATGCAATGCCAGTCTCTTGCACAAGCATGCGAAGCTTAGTCATGATCTCATCAATTGCTTTACGTTCATCTCCTGATTCCTGGGCAGACACAATGATACTCACGTGATCCACGAATACATACTTGCAGCCCAAGCCCCTAGCCAAGAACCTAACACGATTGATAATATTATCCACGCTAGTAGAACCAAAGTGATCAAACAAGAACAGCCTATCAGTACCAAGTGTTGCATCAAACGCATCTTTAATATCCTCATCAGTAGCATCACAATCAGGTAGGTGCAAGGGTTTGTTAGCAGCCAGTGCCATCAAACTCTTAGCTGTCTTCTTAACTGATTCTTCCAGGAACATAAGACCAATGTTATCCTCTGTCTTACTGAGAATATGCCAGACAATCTCACGTAAGAACTGAGACTTACCTAACCCTGATCCTGCTGTCACTGTTACCAATTCTCCAAGACGGATACCGTAGGTAAGATCATTGACTCCGTTGTACGGATACATAACCTCAGCCTTCTCTTCTGCCTGGTTAACTAGATCCCACAGTGTAGATCCTGCCACGATACCATCAGGTACATACTTCTCTGCATTCCACCAGGTATCAACAAACTCCTTATTCAATCCCTTTGCCAGGTAATCACATGCATCCTTCATACCTGGTACACTAGACTTAAACACGTGTGCCTTGCTGCCGAATAACTCAGCCACCTGGTTAGCTGCTTGCTTACCTGCATCATCATTATCAAAGCATACTACAATCTTCTCGAATGAATCTAGATACTCGAAGCTTGCCTTACAATCCTTCAATGCAGCCTGTGCTCCGTTGCGTACTGACACTACTGGAAAGCGAGAGCCTGTTAACTGATAGACTGCGAGTGCATCGAACTCACCTTCGGTAATGGTAATAGCCCTGCCTCCAGGTGTGAATTTGTTCTGTGCGAACAGAGTCGCATGCTTCCAGTCACCTTGCACAGAGAATGTCTTCTCCTCTACTCCACGTACCTTAGCTGCAATTACCTTACCATCTACATCAGCATACGGAAAGTAGTAATTCTTACCGTCAGATCCTGCACCGAAGTGGTGCATAGTAGCTTTAGCTATACCACGCTCTGGTACATGGACTGACTCACTGTTATTGAATACCTCTAGGACTTGCATAGCGCCTCTCTGTTGCGTTTGTTTATCTAGGTAGATACCTAGCCCTTCCATATCCTCTAGCCCTGCTCTAGGAGCTGCTATTCGAGTGTGACATATATGGCAAAACTGGTGACCATCTGAGTACAGACTGTTAGCATCACTAGACCCACAGTTATTGCATGGAATATGACGTAGGAATGTACTCTCAGTTTCTTGTGTCATTTCTCTTGTTCCTTTAAATGCATGTCCATCAACTTTGAACAGGCTGCCTTGAGCTGCTTTCTTAACGACTCTATTTCAGCTTGTTGCTGTCGTAACATGGCGGCTATTTCAAAAATATCAACAACGACTTCACCTTGGCTAACCTTTCTGATTGAAGATTTTTCCAACATATCAGCTAGTTCATTTGCTTTCAATTTCTACTCTCCAAATCTAGCCACAATGCTTTTAGTTCTTGCTGCTTTGCATCATTCTTCTCTACGTCAATCATATTGTAGATGTCTGTCATGACACTGTCGATTCCATATTGTGAAATGTAATAGACAATCTCTGATAGAGCGAAGTGATAGTGTGCTTGCTCTTGGTCTAAGTTGTGATCAATACATACCATGATATCTTCCTTATAAGATAACTATATAAAATACAAATAATATAAGACTACTTAAGACTACTTAATAACTACTAAATAGATAGTATAACATACTTAGCTATCCACGTCAACCACAAAATCCAAATCATGAGACAAAAGATTATCGTCTTCCAGTTGGTCTTCATCTCCATCAAATAAGTCGTATCGTTCTTCACTATGAATGTCATCCTTGATTGTTGAGTAGCATTTATTGCACATGTCTAAGTAGTCTCCAGTGTTTACACTCTTTCGTGTAGATTCAAAGTCACTTAATATTTTATCACAACAATAGCATCTCATACAATCCCCTCACCTAATAGTTTATACGCAGTAATGTAGTTATCTTTACTCTTCTGCTGCTTAAATAGTTTAACTGTCTCTATCCTCAGTCTACTGTCTGTATCGTGTAACGATATAGCATCTTCTTTATTACTAATCAATCTAACTACCTGGTTCTTATCATTGTAAAACTTATATAGGTGTGTCATAAATAACCTTCGAAGTAAGCAAGTACTAACTGTATTGTAAAGTAAATTAGTGTGAATGTCAATAGTCCTTTGATAAATAAATCTTCAGTCATAGTCTTTAAAGTCTCCACTCTTTTGTTGATCCCAGTAACCCATTAAGTATTCTCTCTCTTGCTCTTGGGTTAAGTCGTGCTCTTCAATGCCCTGGTTATTACCTGATGGACAATAGTGAGGTCTAATAGGTCGTCTATAATATGCATCTGCTCCACCTCTATCATAAGGGCTGCCATGTTCTTTATTCATCTTCATCTTCTCCGTCTTCATCATCTAGTCCTTCATCTTCCAGGTCTTCATCATCATCTTCAGGTTCATAGTAACTGTCATTATAATACCCATCACTATACCTATTCATCTTCAGTCACCTCTTCATCACTATACTTCTCTTCCCAGTAATCCGCAAACATTTCTAGTGCCTCGCTTGTTTGTGTAGGTAAGTAACTACTAACTTCATTAACTGTTCCATCTTCCCAGGTTAAAGTAACTTCTATAGATTTAATCTTCATTTTCCACACTCCAATACATGTTGTTTGTTCAATCGTTTGTAGTACTTTTTAACTAGTTTATTAGACTCTTTAATCTCTGAATGTAGGGTAGCTATACCATCCCATCTATCGTCTTCTAGGTAAGTCTCTATTGACTCTGTAATACGTGATAGTAAGTCTACTGTATATCCAATCTCTAGCTTATCCATCTTATCCTCCAACATGTATGAATTGAAAATGCTCTCTTACGAATTTATCATTATACACTTTATTAATATGGTTTGCAAGATCTGAACCTGCAATATTCCTAATCCATCCTGAACCATACCATTCATTATTAAACCCTAGTCTCTGCAATGTTACCATGTTCTCGCCCCAGGATATCTCAATAATTCTAGCATTGTCTTCTATCCCTTCATTAATCTTAGCTAGTACTTGCTTGTTACTTGGTTTTCGTCCTTCAAAATAGTATTCATATAACATTATTTTACTCCCTTGATTAGTCCATTTTCCATTGTCACTTGTGCAAAAAACTCTCTTCCTTGCCCTGTAATATGAGGACGATTAGCCCCAGTTAAAACCCCATTGTCTCTATACTCTGCTCCGAACATGCTTGTCTCTATGTATCGTAATGGTTTACCAATATTTTCTTTTAATACTTTTTTACTTACATATTTAAACACTAACATTTTATGCTCCCTTGTTTAGTTGATGAGACAAGTATACTACAATCTAATACACTTGTCTATAGGTGTTAACCCTTAACCGCTAGAATCTTAATTACTTTAGACATCTTAACCCCATGCGCTTTATATGCAATCACTTGTATGCTCTTATCATAGCATGCCCTGCATCCATTACACTTACCTTCATGCTGGTAAGCCTGGCATTCAGTTGCGCCTACTGGTAGGCTGTCACTGAATATAGTACTAGTATTTAAACCGTCTACAAGCGCTCCAGTGACACTATCAGAACTAAAGCGTACCACTACATTAGACAATGAGTTCATTCGCTCTATGACACGTTTAAACTTGTAAAACTTATGCATCCTAGTGGGCATCCAGTGTTTACAATGTGGAGTTAATTCCATTACTTGCAATATCTTATGAGCTAGTTTTAAATCATACATGTCACCACTATCAAACCATCTAAAATATCTACTGGAATCTAAAGCTTTTACCATGTCATCTATCCAGTCGTCACGTCTCCAGTCTTCCCGATTGAATGCCCTAGGCGCTTTTACATTAGGGAAATTATAATTACCCGTAGTGGCATAGCATCCCTTGCAAGCGTCTACTAATCCTCCCTTGCCGTCTGCAGAGCCTGGACAAGTGTCAATAGCTTGTAGACTCCATGATAGAATGCCATCTAGTTTACTTGTTTTGCTTAGCTTTATCATTCTTATTCACCTTTTTAATTATAGTCATGCCATCATTAAATTGAGCGTAATACCTTGCCTCTTTAAGTGTCTTAAATTTAAACTCTTTTTGATTAATTGTAAATGAGTACATACCCTTATTTCCCTAATAGTTTATTTTCTAATTCCATTATAGCGTTGATATTCTTAAAAACATGTTTAGTAACTCCAATATCTTTAGTATTATTAAGCATGTCATTATACATATCTAATTCTTTCCATAAACCTTGTAATACTATTCTACGTTGTGTTATTGTTAATTCTATTTGCATATATCCTCCAGTTGATGATTCAAGTATACCCTATAAACTTGATTCTGTCTATAGGGATAAACCCTTAGATAATAAATTCTGAATTATTGATTAATTTAGTTTTATAAGCGATATCCATTAATTCAATTTTATCCTTGTTA